TGTTATATTAGTTGTATAGCATAGTTAATTATTCCTTCTGTTTAATTGACTTCTTTTACATATCGTAGCTACTAGAGCCAGTTATAGTTCCCCTATACTGGCTCTTTTTTTGGTTGACAACCTGATATATATATGTTATATTGTATTTATAGTTTAACAAAAGGAGACAAAACTATGATTACTAAATCAACACTAGTAGAAATAACTTCACAACTAACAGCAGGATTGACAAACATTGAAACCTCACTAGATGATCTATCAATGAATATGGTCCAAAAAGATGATATGGGTAATACGGTTGTAGACAACTTATTTGAAATTCAATATCAACTCAAGCGTATTGCAGACGCACTAGAAAAAAAATAAACAAACACTCCTAAGCAAGAGTATAAACTGCTTTCTATAAGTTAAAAGTCTCCTCACTTTAAACTATTAAGAGCCAGTTATAGTTCCCCTATACTGGCTCTTTTTTTGGGCTATATTTATACTTTGGTATAAATACAATATGAGATATAAATATATAACAAATTCAATACCTAAAAGACTTAGACGTAGAAACAGACCAACTACTCCAGAAAAATGGATAACAGGTCCTGATCCTGTACGTCGTGAAAAATACTATGCTTGGATGAAACACAAAGCACAAGCCAAATATAGAAAAGAAGAATATCACCTAACATTTGCCGAATGGGAAACACTGTGGCCAGATGAATTGTTTGAACAGCGTGGACGTCAACGATTTAGTTTATGCCTAAGCAGACTAAATGAATCGGCTTGGTGTGTTGAAAACGTAGAAGTAATGACACGTGATAAACATCTAAAACGCAATGCTGAATTTAGAAAATGAAACTGTCAATACCTCAGCGTAAAATAGCTGATGATCCTGCTCGATTTAAGGTAGTTGTAGCTGGTCGACGCTTTGGCAAAACATACTTGTCAATGCGTGAAATATGCTATCGTGCTAGAATGCCTAATCAAGAAATATTCTACATTACTAGCAGTTACCGTGCTGCTAAAATGATCTTGTGGAAGCCTCTTAAACACAAGTTGTTAGATCTAAAGTGGGTAAAGAAGATTAACGAAAGTGAACTTAGTATACTACTCAAGAACGGATCTACAATTAGTCTAAAAGGCTCAGAAGACCCAGACAAATTGCGTGGGGTTAGTTTAAGTTATGCAGTAATAGACGAAGCTGGCGAATGTAAACTAGACATACTATGGGGTGAGATAATACGACCCGCACTGGCTGACCAGCAAGGCGGCGCATTGTTTATCGGCACCCCTAAAGGTAAAAGCAATCCTTTCTATGACTTATACACACAAGCAAAGACAACTAAAACTTGGACTGCACATCAATATACAACGGCTGAGGGTGGCTTTGTTACACAAGAAGAAATAGAAGCTGCCAAACAAGATATGAGTCAAAAGCAATTTAACCAAGAGTTTCTAGCAACGTTTGAATCCTACGAAAACCGTGTTGCTTGGGCGTTTGACAGGGATAAAAACGTTAAACAAGCACCAGACTTACCTATGGATATGTTGCATATAGGCGTTGACTTTAACCGTAATCCTATTACAGCAACAGTAGGCATACAAGCAGGCGCTACTATGTGGATAATAGATGAAGTAGTTATATTCTCATCAAACACAGACGAATTATCTGACGAAATAAAGAATAGATACCCTAAGTCAAAGATTTTAGTATACCCAGACCCTTCAGGCTCAAGACAACAAACATCTAGTAGTGGTAAGAGTGATCACGCTATACTTGCTAACGCAGGATTTATTGTACGTGCACCACGCAAACACGATCCAGTCAAGGATAGAATAAACGCTATCAATGCTCGATTTTGCACTGCTGATGGTGAAAGACACCTGTATATTGCACCCACTGCTAAATACACTATAGAAAGTTTAGAAAAGTATACTTACAAACCAGGGACACAAATACCAGATAAAGACAAGTATGATCACGTGTTTGACGCACTAAGTTATTCAATTGCTTATCTTTATCCGATAAAAAGAACAATAACTCCACAACCGCAACAGCGATGGACAGTGAGGTAAAGGATAAAAATGGACGCATCAAATATAACCGAACAGGAAATTAGCGCAGTATTAGGCGCAAATGAAATATACACCGCATACAGAGAACAGTGGCAGTACTTGCTAGAATCTTATATGGGCGGCGAAGAATATCGCAATGCAGGACATCTAATACGTTATCAACTAGAATCAGCTAGCGAATATTCAAACAGATTAGCAACTACACCACTAGAAAATCACTGTAAAAGTGTTATAAGCGTGTACACAAGTTTCTTATTTAGAACACCCCCAGAAAGAGACTTAGGTAGATTAGAAACACTACCAATTATGGAAGACTTTATGCGTGACGCTGACCACGATATGCGTTCAATGGATCAATTTATGAAAGAATGTTCGATATGGTCAAGCGTATTCGGTCATGTATGGTGCGTAGTTGCTAAACCAGATGTAGGTGCAATTACACAAGCAGACGAAGTACTAGCAGGCGCAAGACCATATCTAAATATGATTACACCATTAGCTGTAACAGACTGGAACTGGACAAGAACACTAACAGGCAAGTACAAATTAGACTACTTCAAATACCTAGAAGATATTAACGGTGATATACGCATTGTAAAAGAATGGACACCAGAATTTATTGTAACTAGCACAGTTGATGCATACAACAATAAAATGATTGACAGATACGTTGAAGAAAATGGTCTAGGTTATATTCCTGCGGTATGCGTGTACAACAGTAGAAGCGTTGTAAGAGGCATAGGTATATCAGACATTGCAGACATTGCTGATGCACAAAAAATGATATACAATGCAACATCAGAAGCAGTAGAGTCAATCAAACTTGACACACACCCAAGCCTAGTAACTACACCAGAAGTAAACGTAGGCACAGGTGCAGGTAGTCTTATACATATTCCAGACAACTTAGATCCAGGCTTAAAACCATATGCACTAGAGTTTAGTAGTGCAAACATAGAGTCAATATACAAAGCAATAGACCACACTATTGAAAGCATTGATAAAATGGCTAACACTGGCGCTGTTAGAGCAACCGAAAGCAGAACAATGTCAGGTGTTGCAATGGAAACAGAATTTCAATTATTAAATGCTAAATTAAGTGAAAAGGCTGACCAAATGGAACTTGCAGAAGATGCAATTTGGAAGATATTCGCTGATTATTATGACTTACCTTGGGATGGCACAATTGATTATCCAGGTAGTTTTAACATTAGAGACACAGGTGCAGAAATACAACAACTACGCACAGCAAAAGACACTGCAAGTGATCCAGCAGTTATACGTGAAATAGACCGTAGATTGCTAAATTGGATGGGCGTAGAAGAAGATGCAGTTGAAATGTTTAAACCACACGTAATGATATCACCAGAAGGTGTAAGAGTTATGGCTAAAACTTATGAAGAACACTTAGATTTAGCTGCACAAGGATACACACACGAATAATGGCACGTAAACCACTAAAATATCGCGGAGCAACTTGCTCAAAAGACTGTTCAGGTACTCGAGCAGGCTTCGCATATGGTATGGGTGGTGGACGTAAGCCTAACCGTAAAGCACCTAGCTTTAGTAGAGGGTTGCGCATAGCAGTAAAAGCTATGAAAGCAAGAGCAAAAAGAAGGAAACGTAGATAATGGCTATGAAAAAAGGAAAGAAGAAAAAAGGAAGTCGTGGAGGCAGACGAGGTTAATTGGCAAGCATACTTCGAAAATACAAAAGAAGTATGTCCTTGGAGTTGGCGGGCGTGGCAAGCGGGGCAAATACACATACAGAATTGGCATAGCCAAGCAGTAGTATTAGGCAAATTAGAGGCACGGTTATATATCGCTCCTAAACATAAACCAAGGCAATTAAAAAAAATCGCCGACAGATTAAACCTTAAAAGACCAGATGAAGAATGGCTATGGAGTCATCCTAAATTTGGTCACTATTCAACACCTATTGCAGTGTTGATACAACAGGACAGATACAGGCTAGAAACTATAAGAAAGGCCCTAAATAATACTCCTTTACGATAGAGTTGATAAATAAAACTACACAACTCATAGGAGGAACGTTACGTGACGGATTTAAACACGGATACAGTAGAGACTGAGGCTACTACAGAAATTGCTCAGGAAACCAGCAAAACATATACTCAAGAAGAGATGGACAAACATATAGCAGGGATGAAAAATGCTCTTGCAAGAAAGTATGAACGTCAATATTCAGAATTGGGTGACCTAGATGAACTACGTGAGCTTAAAGCTGCTGAAGAACAACGTCAGCAACAAGAAGCAATTAAACGTGGTCAGTTTGAAAAAACTTTACAGGAACTTGCTGCAAAAAAGGACGCAGAAATAAAAAAACGTGACGCTATGATAACTGAATATAAAATTAATTCGCCGTTATTAGATAGTGCTGCTAAACATAAATCTGTTAATCCTAACCAAGTTAGAACTTTATTAAGTAATAGAGTTAAACTTAATGAGACGGGAGACGAAGTACAAGTGTTAGATGATCAAGGCAATGTACGCTATGATGATGGTGGCAATTTGTTTACAGTAGATAACTTAGTAAGTGAATTCTTAGAACAAAATCCACACTTTAAGCAGGCTAGTGCAACCACAACGAATTCTAAGACCCAGCTGGGCAATGAATTAAAAGCGGAAACCTTAGATCTAAATAAACTTGACCTTAGTCGTCCGGAGCATAGAAAAATATATAAGGAAGCCCGACAAAAGGGACTTCTTTAAGCCAATAGTCTAAGGAGAATTTAAAATGGCAAACTCAGCTTACACAGGTGGATTTAACACTGACGCATTATTCGTTCCAGTAAAAGCCGCAACAGTATACGCTGCACACGAGAGCTCACTGTTCTTGGGTGGAGAACTTATCCCAGTAGTAAACGCACCAAACGGTGTACTACAGGTACCAGAATTAGCAGCAGTTACAGCTACTAAACTAACAGCAGAAGCAGCACCAGGCGTTGACCTAGATACAGTGCTTGCAGCTGACACAAAAAACACAATTCAAGCTAACCTATATGCAGCACGTTCAGTTGTACGTGACTTAGGTAACATTGACCCAACTGAAATTGGTCGTGTACTTGGTAACGCAGTTGCAAAAGCATTTGACCAAGATGTTGCTGCTACACTAGAATCACTAACAGCACAAGAAATCACAGCAGGTAACTTAGATGTTGATGAAATCTTTACTGCTGTTGGTACAATACGTGCAGCTGGTGAAACAGGACCACTAATGGGTGTTGTAAGTGCAGGAGCTTATGGTAACTTAATGAGCTCAATCGGTTCGAATGCATTTGGCGGTGGTGAATTCCAAAGTCAAGCAGTACGTTCAGGTTTCTTTGGTTCAATTGCAGGCGTTAACTGCTTTGTGTCATCATATCTAACTGGCACCAGCAAAATGGCTATATTTGGTATGGATGCAATGCGTATTGCTATGCAGAAAAATGTTGATATTGAAATCGGTCGTCGTCCAGAAGCAGTTGGTTTTGACGTAGTTGCCAGCCTACACTCAGGTGTTGCAATGATCGACGCAACACGCGGTGTTCTAATTGAAGACGCAGCATAATTAGTTAGGAGATAGTTTAAATGGCTTCAATTAGTGAAAGTGGAACAGTAATTAGCTTTGCAGAGTACAGTGATGTACTACGTAGAGATCAACGACTGTTCGATAATAACGAAAGCCTAACTGATGATGTTGTAGAACAAGCTCTTGAACGAGCAACTGATAGAATTATTACTAAAATCCGCAATACGGAATGGTGGCAGAGCTATTTCTTACAGCAGGATGGAGGTACTACTTCTATCAGAACTCGTGCTGATATACCAAGTCCAACAATTAACAATATAACAGGAAGAAGTGCTGACTTTACAGACTTATGTGTGTATCTTGCATTATCAGAATTTATATTGCCTAGTGTTGCTGACTTTGGTGTAGAAGACGATGCTGAGAGACAAAAAATGGGTTACTATACAACTAAATTTGAAATGTTGTTTGAAGAACTTATTATTGCAGGAGATTGGTATGACTTTGATGGCGATACAAATATTGTATCGTTAGAGAAGGAACCAGGTCAAATTAGGTTAAAGAGAATTAGATGAGAACAGAAATTATAGATTATATAAAAGGTTTAAAATTAGGATCTTATAAGATTACTGATGATTTACCACGTATAGAATCTGGAATTCCTCTGCATCTAAGAACTCCTAAAACCATATACTTAAACAGTAATGAATTTGATGAACAACCGCTTATATCAACACTAGGCGGTTGTGACATACACACATTTACAACGTCAGTTACGCTTACTTTCTCAAATGATGCTAAACGTCCACCGGCAAATTATGATGAACTAGTAGGTTTGTTAATTAGTGCAAAAAACGTCAATACTACTGCTGGCTACAACAGCCGCGAAGCAACAGTAACGACAAGCATTGAAAACGATATGCTAGTGACTCAAATAGATTACGCTTTCGTAAAAATTAGATAAAGGAAAACAAAATGGCTAATTATATATATCCAGCACCAGGGGTAACAGGCGTAGAGGCAACTCTAGCATTGGAAATCAATTCAGATGCAACCAATGACAGCTTATCAATCCCAAGTTTACAGGACATTACTGTAAACGCTTCAAATGACGTGTTTACTTGGACACAGTTAGATGAAGCAGCTAAAAAGCAAGTTGCTACTACAGCAACTAACTCAATCTCAATGAACTTAGTTCTTAACCAAGAAGTATTCTTCGGTGACGGAACAACAGGTGTAGGCACAGCCTCACACCATGGTATCTTTGGAATGAGTACACGTAAAGATCTTGTTGAATTCTCGCTATACTTAGGTGACGAGTCAGACGCAGGAAATGGTAAAACTATATCAGGTACAGGATACATTACTGGACTAGCTCCGACTGTATCAGCAGATGCACCTGTATGGGTATCACCAATTACAATCACTGTTGACGGTGACTACACAGTCGCTTAAAGCGTGAGGGCAGCAGTAGAATAGGGGGTTTCGGCCCCCTATTTTTATATGCAGCATAAATATTATTAGGAAGATTAATGGATTTAAATGATTATTCAGATAAAGATTTGCTTAAGAGTGCATTAGCAGAAGTAGCAAAGTCAGCAGCTGAATTAAAATCGGCAAGAAGTGATATAGACAAAGCACAATCTAGGCTTAAATTTACATTGCTTATAATAAACAGATTAATGGATCGAAAGGATTAACAGATGAAACTAAAAGAATTAGCAAAAAAACCTGTACTTACTAAAGTTACACTATCTGACAAGAATATTGTAGAAAAATACGGTGAAGAAATTGAATTCTACGTATATGACAGATACGAGTTTGATACCTACTTAAAACTATTCCAGACAGAAGAAAATGATATGAATAGAATGACTGAAATAGTCAAGGAACTTCTAATGGATGAAAATGGTAAACCTATTATAACAGACGGTGAAATACTACCAAGTGATATAATGGTTAAGGCCATAGAAGAAGTGGTACAAATCTTGGGAAACTCAGTAACCCCGACTTCAAGCACTTAAATTCAGAAATGAATGCTTGGCTTAGTATAGATTTTGTTGCAAAACGATATGGTACTTTGCCAAGCACTGTGTTAAAAGAAGGGGATAGTTTAGATCTAAAGGTTGCAAATCTAGCTGTGCAATATGAAACTTATTTAAGTAAGAAAGCACAAGGTAGCGGCGCTGAACTAACAGAACACGATATGCAAGGTATGCTAGATAGAGTAAAAAAGAGGGCTGAAGATGCTAAGAAGAGTAACCAATAACTGGAGTAGACGCCAAAAAGTTATAGAGAATCTTGCACGTACCTTACCAGCAGAAGCGCACGTTGAATTTAAGGATGTTACACCTATTAGAACAGGTAACGCTAAACGTAACACTAACTTTAAATCAACTGCAAGCGGTGGTACAATTACAGCCAATTATAATTATGCAAATCAATTGAACAAAGGTAAAAGTAGACAAGCACCGCAAGGTATGACTGATCCTACTATCGACTTTATTCGAGATAAAGTAAAAAGGACACTTAAATAATGGGTACAATTAGAGATCGTTATATATTAGACGTTGATACAAAAGGTGCCAACGCAAGTCTAGCAAAACTAAAAACTGCACTTATTGCAATCGGTGGTGCAGTAATTACAAAACAAATACTTGATGTAACTGCTACATTTGAAGATCTACGCAATAGTTTAGACATTGTTGCAGGATCAGCAACAGCAGGTGGTAAAGCACTAGCGCAAATTAAAGACTTTGCAAGAACAAGTCAATTTAGTGTTGAAGATTTATCTAAGAGCTTTATTAGTTTAAAAGCTAATGGTGTTGAACCTACTAATGACCTACTAAGATTGTTTGCAGACACTGCTGCTGTTACAACTGACCAAGTTGGCTCACTAGAAGCAATGACTAAAATATTCTCGAGAGCTGCATCAGGTGCTGGTGTTGCTGTTGAAGATCTAGAACTAATTGCAGATAGAGGTGTGCCTGTATTTAGAATACTTGAACAACAACTAGGTATTACAAGAAATGAAGTTACTGAATTTGGTAAGAGTGCAGAGGGCGCACAAAAATTACTTCAAGCTCTACAAGATGGATTAAACACGCAATTTGGTGGTGCGTCAATTGGCTTGTTAGAAAATCTAAGTGTTAAAATGAGCAACTTCCGTATTGCAATAAAAGAATTTATTTCTGAATTTGGCGCAGGTTTAGCACCAGCTGTTAAAACAATACTAGATGATATAACTGGGTTTATAGACAGTTCGAAAGGATTTGGCAGAGTACTTGGTGAAGCAATTGGAGATATTGTATTAGGATTGCGCAGTTTAGTTGTAGATCTTGGAGAAGCTTTAGGTGTATTTGAACCAGGCGCAATGCAAGCAACATTTGGTGCATTGTTAAAAGGTTTAGGCAGCTTTATCGATTCGTTTAGTGTTGTAATGGATCAAATGATGAAAGGAATCACTGCGGCTGTCAATGCTATAGGCGGATTGCAAGCAGACGTTGTCTTAGAAGTAGGCGTAACAAAACAGGAAAGATTAGAAGAACTTAAAAAAGATTTAGAATGGTTTAAGGATCCAGGTAATTTAGCAAATGCGTTTGGCCCAGGTTCTGCGTTTGGTGGAAATATAACAGCAGGAGCAGCCGCAGCAATACTTGCTATAGAATCAGTAAGAAATGAAATTAAAAAATTAGAAGATCCATCCACAGTAGTGTTTGAAAAAATAGGATCTCTTCAATTAAATGCTAGTAATGAAACAGAATCACTTAGTGATAAACTAAGAACAATGGGTGATGAAATGATTGCTGCTGGTGAAAAAGCAGTTGAAATAGCAAGAATTAGAGAAGCATTTCCTGAATACGATGATGCAATAAGACGCATTAAAAGAACAAAAAGGGCAATGGATGATTTAGGTAAATCATCTAATGATACTGCTGATAAAGTAGCAGAAGTTGTAAAAACACCGTTCCAGCAATTCTTTACAGATCTAATTACTAAATCTAGAGAAACATCAATAGAGCAAATAAATGTACAACTTGCAGTTGCAAAACTTAAAGAACAATTAGATGAAGGTAAAATATCTTTAGATTTATATGCTAATGCCATGGATGCATTAGGTCAAGGCACCAAAAAAACTAATGATCAATTAGATAAACTTAAAACTGCAAGTAAAGACTTTACTGATGCTAGTAAAGACCGCATACAAGCAGCTAAAGACGATGTAACACTTAGCAATCTAGATGGTATTGAAAGAAAACTAAAAGAAATTGCAATTGAAGAAAGAAACTTAGCCAACGCTGCTAAAGCAAGAATAACAGAACAATTCAAAGGCGTAGACGATGCAGAATTGCAAAAACAACTTGCTGCAATTGACGCACAATCAAAAGCTACACGTGACCAAAGAGAAGCAGCAGCACGTAACATAGAAGCACAAAAGAAAGCACAAAACACGTTCGCAAAAGGTTGGCAAGATGCATTTAAAACTTATAAAGATGCAGCAGAAAATGCAGCAGATAGAGGTGCAAAAGCATTCCAGACATTTACACAAGGTGCAGAAGATGCTATTGTAAACTTTGTTAAAACTGGTAAACTTAGCTTTAGAGATTTAATTAGTGATTTACTAGAACAAAGTCTAAGAGCCAACATACAAGGATTGTTTAGCGGTATATTCAATCCAGGCTCTAAAATAGGTGGTAAAACTGAAGATATATTCGCAGGCTTCTTTGCAAATGGTGGATTGATACCAAGTGGTAAATTTGGTGTAGTAGGTGAAAATGGACCTGAACTTGTAAGTGGTCCTGCACAAGTTACACCTATGAATGGTGGCGGTAATGTCACATACAATATTAGCGCAGTAGACGCACTTAGCTTTAAACAACTTGTAGCACGTGATCCAGGCTTTATACACGCTGTTGCAAACAAAGGCGGTCGTGCTATACCGAGTAGGAGATAATAAATGAGCTTCCAGTGGATTGTAGAAAACGCTACAACAATAAGCATAAACAGAAAAGACGTAGTAAGTAACACTACTGCAAGAGATGGTACAACACGAGTTGTAACAAGAGGTAACGCCAAGAAGATACTAACTGTGCAATTACCAGATGGCCCACGCTGGAGTGATTACAAAACACTTATAGAAGCAGCTGAATCTTTAGACAGGCATACAAGCGCAACTATAACAATACCCTACGCAAGTTTCCCGTATTATTATGGTAATGTAGATCCTGGCACAGATGAATCATATACAGTTTATTGCATAAACTTCCCAGAATGGACAATATTTGGTTATGATCAAGTTAGTTGGAGTGGTCCTTTTGTATTTGTAGAGGTGTAAGATGACAGTAAATTTAACAAGTTATACAAGTATAAGAGCAGCAACATTTGTTCGCTTGCAAGTTGATCAATACCGTACCAATTCAACAGGCGGATACTTTGCACAAACACTAAGGTTTAGTGACCACAATGCTAACTTTGATATAGACGGAGAAACTTATACTGCACTAGGTAGATTATTAGGTGTAACAAGCACAGCAAGCGAATTGCGTAGCAGTTCAAATGATATAACTGTTACACTTAGCGGTATACCTGATTCAAGCATTGCAGAAGTTATACACAGTAAAATAAAAGGTAGTGCAATACAAATATATCGTGCATATTTTACTGTAGCAGGTGTGCAAATTGGTGCAACACAAACTAGATGGAAGGGTACTGTTAGTAACTTTGCACTAGATGAAGAATATAATGTGTTAGATATGGAAGCAACTAATTCAATACAACTTAGTTGTATAAGTTCGGTAGATTTACTGCAAAAAAAACAAAATGCAAGAAGAACTAATCCTGTAAGTATGAAATCTTTCTACAGCACAGATACTAGCTTTGATAGAGTACCTACACTAATAGGTAGAAGTTTTGACTTTGGAGTAACAAGATGAGTTTTGTAGATACATTAGGCGGATTAGTTAAGAGTGTAGGAGGATTTCTACAAAGCAATAACACAGGCAGTCAACTTGCTAAAACAGCATTGTATGGATTTGCATTGCGTAAGATACAACAATCAATACTAAAAGAACAAGAAGAAAAAGCACGTAGAGACGATCCAGGCGCTACAATTACAGTTGATCCTGATACAAATAACGCTGTGCCTGTTATATATGGTGATGCATACACAAGCGGTCAAATAACTGATGTGTATATGGAACAAAATAATAAAACTATGTGGGTGTGCGTTACCTTAAGTGAAAAAACAGGTAATTTAATCAACGGT